GATTTCTTCGCCATTTTCTTTTAAATTGACGGCTAAACGATTGGTGTCCACCTCGTCTTTGTACTTAGGATAGACGCCGTTAGGATCATAAAAGCCTTTAGAAGTATTGGCCAACTCAATAGGACTACCAGGCACACTGCCTACAATCATAGGTTGTTGCCCCATTTCAGCATCTCTAAAATAACCAAACACCCAACTGCCTTCGACCAACGCCGATGGTGACTGACCAAGTCCAGATATACCAGCACTAGACACTGGCAATATCACTTGTGCCCACGGTAAATCAGTTGTAGGTAATTTCTCTTTGTCGTCTGTATGAAAGCCAACGGCTCTTACACGAACTCTGCCTAAGTATTCAGGATCATTTCTATCTTCCACAACGCCGTAAAACCACACAAAGCCATTACGCCCCATAAAATTTTTATCTATAGCCATTGTTTTTTCTCCTTAGGTGCCTTCTTTTAATACACACGTAATACGTCATTTTCGTCTATTTATCGCTGGCTTACGCAATCTCTTATTTAAGCCATCGCCATACTTGAGATACACATAAATGCCTTTAAAATAACGGTATATACTACATTTATTCATACGCAAGCCCGACTTTATCTCTTATTCACCTTTAAAAAAGGCTTTACAATGGCTTTCAAATTCTTCATTGAGTCTTTCTTCTTCATTCTTTATCTTAATGGCCATTGAGGTCGTGGCAGTAGCACACTTACCACAACATTTATTTGTTCCACAGTACGGATGAGATAGTGTATCATACGTTTGTTGAATATTACTTGATGTTTCTTCAGTTTCTTTCATTGTCTGTTATTCCTCGTTTTTTCTATCGTTAGTGGCGTTTAGTCCTTGTCTAAATCGCTCTTGTCTTTGTAAAGCATTTTGCTCTCGTTCAAACTGTTCTCTGGCTTTGATATAGGCTATATCCGTCATATCTTTTTGATAGCCAGTGAGTATATATCCTATCACGCCAGCGATGGTAATTATCAGTATTGGTAGTGTAAATATCGTTTCTAACATATCGGGCGGTCTAAACTCTAAGCATTTACTCTATTCCTTCTAATAAGTCTGATTTTAAAAACTCTTGGTCTAAATTATAGATGGTATCTACTTTTTTTGATATTTCTTTAGTTTCTACAGTTGTATTGGTTAATTCAATGGCGTAGTCATTTCGTACGGCATCCTTCATACATTTTAACGTCATTTCGTGGCGATTGTCTGGTATAGATATCGTATGTTTAATTGCCATAATTAAGTATCGTCCAGACCACTGTGGATTAGATCGTTGTTGTATATTAGTACCACTGACTGGTCGCATTAACGGTAAATCAAAGTTAATAATGTCACCAGCGTGTAATAAAGTATTACCATACACGTGTAATGATAGATTGACGTTACGCAATTGTAATCGTTGACTTAACGCATTTTGTACAGTGTCTTTCAGTGGTGGAAATTCGTAATCATTATGTATCTTTTGATTGTCACAATACACCATTAGTTTGGCATTGGCTTGTTGTCCAAAGTCTTTATCAGTATCTTCAAACTTAGTCAATGGCAACGTTGTTTTTGTTTTTGACTTATTGCCGTCTTCGTGTTCCGTGTGAAAGTAATCACCAAAAGAAGACATATAGTCAAAATCATAGGTGTGTACTGTTTTATAAAAACTATCGTGGAGTATTAAACGATTGCCGTACATACCTTCATTGATATTATACAATACATTGGCTGGTCGTTCAAAGTCATACGCAATTACATTTTTTAAATCATTGGCAACGTCTTTGACTTCACCAGGTGTATTGGCAATTTGATAGTTGTATTTAAATTTAGATGGTCGAGCCACAGCACCACCCAAAGCCAATAAACTTTCTATACTTCGAAAGTGATAGCCATAAAAGGTTTCGTAAAACAAATACCCAGCATTGTTATACAAACCAGCAATAGCGGATTGTGATAAAAAGTTGATTGCTGAAAATGGTTTTAAGTTAGGTATAACAAATTTTGTATTTGTTTTTGTTGGCTCAATAAACAGTTTCTTTTTACTGTTTAAATAGTCTTTACTACGTAATATGGTTTCTACTGAATCTTCAATTGGACCAGTAAATGCTTGACTAACTCGATTAAAACTGTTATAGTAGGCTTCACTGGAAGTAAAGAAAATCTTATAATATTGTGCCTGAGCATTAATTTCGTCTTGTGCGATACCTTCTATTTTATAGATATGTAACGGAAAGCCTTCTTCTCGTACCGCATTTAAACCAGGCATACCTGGCGTATGAAAGGCAAGTTCTAACTTTTCTAAGCCAGTAATCGGCAATACAGTACGTATATCTTGTGAATCATAAACAACAATATTACCTACAAGTGAATTTGTAAATATATCTTCAGTAATCTCCATTGTCACAATAGACGGCTTAATATCCATTTCATATAAAATACCATCTTCTTGGTTTTTACGATAAGATAAAATGTTAGCAGTGACTAAATTAAAATCACCAGCTTGTTCTATTAAGTTAGGATTATTTCTGGATTCGACAGCCATTATTCATTATCTTCTAATAAGTTTTCTAAACTCTCTCTCAAATGCTGATAGATACGCAGGATCTAATATTTTAATTTGTCTTTTTTGATCTTGTAAACGTCTTTCATATTCATAGTTAGACACTGACTCGGCATCAGGATCGGTACTATTTACTTCTATGTAATGATCGTAGTCTTCAGGACCTGAACCTGTTTGCGGTCCACTTGATTGTACTTTTTCATAATGATGTATAGCACCAGGATTTGCGTATTTGTTTTTTACGTATTCTTCAAACTCTTGGTCTGATAATGGCCAACCATAATATCTATCCGTAATGTTATTGATTAATAAGATAACATAGTAGTAATCTACATTACCATATACTTTGTAAGATACAATTTCTGGTGTTTCGCCATTTTTAACATCATACTTATCTAATAGAGAAAAGTTATCTTTTACAGCATCTTTAATTTTAATTCTACGTAATATATCTGGTACAACTTTTACAACGCCATTACCAGCGATGTCATATGTAATCTTAGGAAACCTTGAAAAATAATTGCCTGCCATCTTAATATCCTGCTAATATTTGTTTCTTCGTTAAGAATTGTGTTTCTTCAAATGTTAATGATAATTGATATGTTACAGGTGGCGCACCTTTAGGATCATTTAATCCTTCAAATGTACTAAACTGTTCACTAGGTCCATATTCTACGTCAACAGATTTAAGAACACACTTAGAAATTTTGTTTAAGTATTCATTTTCTCTATCCAAGTACGCATAATGTATTTCATATTCTGAAGGCACTCTAAAGTATCGACCACCAGTTTCACTATTCATATCCAATTCAGGATGAGCGTGATATTTAAATAAAAATATAATATCATTTACTTTTTTAACTTCTTCAGGTGACCTAGGCCAGAAATTAAATGTATATGAAAACGATCTAAAGTTAGGTTTATTAAAATACTGTTCTTGGTGTGGGTTAATAGCAATACCAACGGCTTTAGATGCCAATTTAACTGGATCACCCATTTCTAATCCAGCAGTTATATCACCTACTAGTTTTTTACCATAATCAACAGCAGCACCTTTTACACCAGAAACGACAGCACCGACTTGTTCAGCTGTGTTACCTGCTGATGTGGCACGACCTAAAGCATTCGCAATTGTACCAGCAAGACCTGTGTCTTCTATACCATAATCCATACCATATGATACTTTAATACCTGGTGGCATATACAAAGCAACTGCTGATGTTACTCTTGTATTTTGTGGAAAAGATGATAACACAGAATTTTCTGTAGTTACAGGTGAGATAGTATTGCCACTTGAATTTTTTAATTGTCTTAAATTTTCTATACCTAGAGTATCGCCATCATCTACGCCTACAACTTGACCTACTTTTTTAGCAGCCTCAAAGTCTAAATTAGAACCAGAGCCAAAGTCATTAGCAATAGAATAAAATAATACATAATGTCCTGTTTCAAAATTTGTTAGATCAATAGGATATTGTATGTAACTAAATGATAATGGATCAGCATTAATAGCATCCATAGGATCTCTTGTTTCTAATGGTGACTTATCTAATAATAATGAAGCCACTTTGGCTTGTGAGCCAGATAAAGATGATGATAGACCAGATGTAAAACCTGCTAAAGAATTATTTAAGGCGTTATTTAAAAAACCTGTAGCTAATCCTTTTAAATGTGAAGATGCCTTTTTTAACATATACTAAATACCTTTTGTAATATTTATATGAATTATGGCAAAGTCTTACAAAGGAATATATAAACCAACATATCCAAAGAAATACGTTGGCAACCCAAATAGAATAGTGTATCGTTCATTATTAGAGCGTAGATTTATGCTTTATTGTGATAGAACCGAAGACGTTGTTAATTGGGCAAGTGAAGAAATATCTATTCCTTACATCTCACCTATCGACAAAAAACTACACCGATACTATCCTGACTTTATTGTAAAAACATCTAAAGGTAAAAAACTTATT